ATTGGTTGAATAATCTAAATCGACTGGTCCTATTGATTTTGGCCATGCATTGATAAGTTTGTATGTACAAATAGCAGTGCCATCCAAACCAAGTAATTGAACTTTTTGGTCAACCATATAATCTTCCGGTTTTCCATATACACCTGTTTCCGGGTTGTGTAATATTAGATGCCAATCCCAAAACTTTCTTATGATACTTGCATCATCATTTACTAAAAAAGAAACCATCCAATCTTGTGATCTTCGTACACTTGATTGCTTGTATTGACTTCCACAGAAAAATGTTGATGTTTCTTCTACTGTAGATTCTGGTAATGTTGTTGATCTTACAAAATATTTAAAATCATCTGTTCCTAGTGATGTATTACCCGATGTTATTGCTGTTCCAGCACCAGCTAATAATCCTTTTGTTATAGCAGATCCAACATTTTGTAGGTCTAGGGATTTCATTCCAGATAATACACCGGACTTGATAGCATTTTGCATGCCAGGGAACTGAACACTACATAAAAAAAGATATGCACGGGCATTCTGACCAAGAAATTTAGCCTTATATGTATCAATATCTATCTTTTTTCTACCAAAATCACCTAATAGCGGGTCAGCAAAAGTTCTTTTTATATCTTCTTTTAAATCACCAGCAGTAGGTATTTTAGGAAATGGAAACGCCATTAGAATAGACCTCCAAAATTTGCACTTCCTGTAAACTTATTTATAACTGATTGTATTACGCCCTTATTTTCCGAATCTTGAAGAATATCATAAAAATCATATGAGAAGGTAACATCCATTGTTGCTAAATCGCTAGATGAATAATCAAATGCTACCTGATTTACAACTTTTGGCCAAGCATTGTGTAATACAATATGTTGTGTTGCTACACCATCATTATCTAAAATAAATAAATCTTGGTCTATAGCATATGTATTTCTTGATGTTGGTATATGGCTAGATGGATCATATATAAGATTATGCCAACTTTGGAATGCTTTTATTAACATACCTTCAGCATCAACATTAAATGATACAGACCAATCACCGAATGACCTTGATCCTGCCATTTTTAAAGGCAAGCCAGGATACGGAATCACCACTTCTTCAAAAGAACTTTCCGGTAAAGCGGTCGATCGTACTAGATATGGAAAAACGTTACTATTAGATCCATATCCTAAAGGTGCTAACATTGAAGACATTAGGTCTTGACTGCTTATAAGTTTATTTAAACTATTAGAATCAGCAAATTTTACATCATTGTTGACAGTAATGTTAGGGAAATTAAAGACGGCAAAAAACAAATATTGTTTAATGCCGCCTGTAAATTTGGTTTTATATGAATCTATATCGAAAGAAATTTTCACGTTGCCCCTCTATTAGCCGAATGTTGGTGCAACTCCATATGTTGCTTTATCAATTACATGATATAGGTAAGCGAATGTAACGTCAAATTGAATAACATCATTCTGTGAATAATCTAATGTTACATTACCAATCATTTTTGGCCAACATGCGAACAGTTTATATTTCATTATCGGTGATCCTGTAAGACCTAATAATTCAAGTTGCTGATCCATCATATAATTTGTAGGATTAGCATAAACATTTGTCGTTGGGTCATGAATTAATGACATCCACTGGTGAAAATATTTTTGAATATTAGCATCAGCATCACAGTTAAATGTTACGTTCCAATCACTGTATGTATATTTACCAGCTACTTTGAAATCAAAACCTTGCCATGCCAATGGGATTTCATCTATTGATGTTTCGGGTAAATTGGCAGTTCTTACAAGATATGTAGCTACCTCTGAATCACCACCAACAGCAGCAGGAAATACTGGTTTGTAATAAAACAAGTATGCTCTTGCGCCTCCCTGGAAGTTAGCTCTATAGGAATCAATATCAAATCTTGGCATAATATACGCCCTCCTCTCTCTTAGTCGGATGACTATAATTTTTTATTCTTTTACTTATTTATAAAAATTCTTATTTTTTCTAAACAATGTGCATTGTCTTTTTGCCAAACATCTTCATTTATGATTAATAGGTCTATACTTTTTTGAATACATTGTTTTTTCTTCATTTCATCTAACCATCTTTTATAGTCATTATTGTGCCAGTGTGTTCCATTAAATTCAATGGCTTTATTTATATCAGGCAAGTAGATATCCAACTCTAACCAGTGATTTGTCCAATAATTCTTAATAATTTTACGTGTGTTTTCAACAATCTTTCCATCATATAAGAATTTTACATAGTTTAGAACATCTTTTTCTGATTTAGATCCATTTTTCATACATCTACATAGTGGGCATCGTTGTTTTCCATGTTTAAAATTATCTAGTTTCATGGTAAATTGATGACCCTTCGGGCATTGAAATCGTAATTTTTCACTAATTCGTTTATATTCTGTTGATAGTAGTGAATATCCTTCACTTTTAATATAAATTTTAATATCCTCAATTTTTAGTTTTATGTTATTGGCGCATACAGGACACCTATATCCTTGTTGAAATCCATTAAAACTCATTTCAAATAAATGACCTTTTGAACATTGTGTATTTAGTTTAGACCTT